TATTGCGTTTGAAAACCGCAATAAGATTATTCAAGATGCAAATGTAAGGCTAAATCTAAGTGAGCAAAGATTTAATCAGTTACGCACTGATAACGCTTTAAAATTACAGGAAGACCTAATAGCTGCTGAGCGCAAAACACAAGAACAGAAAAACGAGATACTAACAGCAGGACAAGAAGCGGCGCTGTCTGCTAGTGGCCAGCTATTCGGAAATCTTGCAGCTATTGCAAAAGAAGGCGGCGAAGATCAATTTCAAGAGTATAAGAACCTAGCGAGTGCACAGGCGGCAATAGCTGCATCATTAGCAGCTATTAAGGCATTAGCGGAGGGTGGCCCGATATTAGGCCCAGCTTTAGCCGTTTCTATTGGTGCTGTTGCAGCCGTACAAATAGCAAAAATACAAGGCCAAGAATATCAAGCGCGCGTTGGTGGCGGTCAAGTACAAGCTGGCGGCCAATATCTTGTTGGTGAGAACGGGCCAGAATTATTACAGATGGGCAGGCAAGGCGGAAACATTACACCTAATCACGCCATTAAGGGCGAAGGAAAAGGCCAAACCGTCCAGCAGGTATTTAACATATCACCTGGGCTATCCGGTGCTATCCAAGCCGAGATGCGGGCTATGTTACCATTGATTAAACAGGTGGCCATTAGTGGCGTATCAAGCGATATAAGAAACGGCGGCTCGACCGCTAAAGCCGTGGGGATTAGATAAATGGCAGACTTTCCAGATATTGAACCGGATTTAGAAGAGATTGGATTGATTGCCAATAACCAAGTTTATGATTCAATCCTAACAGGCCAAGTTCAAACAGCATCGTTAAGTGGTGCGAAATGGACGTGCGCCCCAACATTCAGCAACAGAAACGGCAAAGAAGCGCGGGACCTAAGGGCGTTTATCTTTGGGCAGAACGGCGTATCTGGCCGGTTTAATTATTACCCAGCCTCGATAGATAATGCTGGGACACATGCTGGGCTAGGTGTAGTGGATGGAGCTGGGCAGACTGGTAGTACATTAGAGACTACGGGATGGGATGCTGATCAACCGCTGCTATTTGCCGCTGGTGATTACATAACCGCTAACGGCGAAATGAAGATGGTCACGGCCGATGTGCCAGTGGGGCAGGATTATATTGAGTATGATGAAACTAACTATATGCCTAATCCGTTTGATCCTAGCGGGTGGTTTGGTGCCTCCAGCGACCCCGATGGAACCATAACCAATGTAACCATGCCAAATCCAAGCGGAGAAGGCTTTGTTGGCTTAGTTGAGCAGACGGGTGCGAGCTATCTTATGTTGAATAACTCATATGCAAACAATACATCAATTTTAAGTGGTGAAACTGCCTATTGTGCTTTATTGCTTAAAAAAATTTCTGGTGGAATCAAAATTGATTGTGGAATAGGTGGATCTGGCGTGGCAAGGCAAATTGCGTCATTTAATTTGGATACGAGCACGTCATCTGGGGCATTAGAAACTAAAATAACAAGTTTAGGTGATGGGTTATATATTTTTCAAGCACGTAGAACATTTGCAGAGGATAACTCAGATATATTCGGAGATACAATTTTGGCCGATATAGATGGCACGTCAGCTCCTATCGGCTCTCAAATATACGTCCAAGCCGCTTTCTTTGGGAAAGCCGATGACTGGCCAGCTAAACTACGCGCAAACGCAACCATACCAATCACGCCGCCTATGCGCACAAGCCCAGCCGATGGCGCGCTGATTGAAGCTAATAATCCATACTTTCAAGGTCGCCTAGAGTCGGATGACATGAGCCGTTTGCAGGTAAGCTCGCCAGTTATCTATAACACAACGCTTTCAATCGTGGAGGCGTTCTAATGGATGCAGCAGTTATTACAGTACTGGAAAGTGATCACTTCGACATTCGGTTTCTAGTTAAATTTGAGCTAGATAGCGGTACGCTTTTTTATACCACTAATCCGAATGGCGCTACCTTCGACGGGGATGAATATACCTATCTGGGCGCTATTGGCTCGCTATCGGATTCAAAAGAAACCGACCAATTAGACCCTAGCGAATATCAAATCGGCATAGGCGGTGCTGACCCTACAATATTGGCTTTATTCCTTAGTGAGCCAGTGATTAACCGCAAGTGCTCCATAATAACCGTGGTTTACCAAAATGGTATACTTATCGGAGAAATGACACGGGTTGAGGGTTTTATGCAACCGGCGACTATATCGCAGGGCAAAAGCTCATTAATAACTATACCCATCAAAGATGATTTGGCGGATTGGGATCGTAATATTGAACAACTATATACAGATGCAGCACAAAAACGAATCAATCCGAATGACAACTGCCTTGAGCATGTTAGCGAACTGGCAAGCAAAGAGATTCGCTGGCCAGCAGCATCTTTCTTTTAAGGGGGTTTAAATGGCCTCTTTTAGTGATTTAGATCCTACCTATAGCAAAGGCGCATTAGGTCAAGCCGTTAGTGCATTTGGGTTAGATTATTTAATCAATCCATTTGTGGCGCTTGGCAATGATATATTCGAGGCTGCTGGCAATGAATTAATAAAAGCCTTGCAGCCAGATATTGACTACTCGGACCGCAAGGTAAATACACGAGGCCCTGCTACGCCTAGGCGTATTATTTACGGCGAGGCTCGTGTAGGCGGTCAGGTTATATTCACGGATTCAACCGGCGACGATGACAGAAACCTGAGAATGGTTATTGCATTTGCTGGCCATAGCTGTGAAGAAATAGGTGATATTTATATCAATGATGACTTGGTTACTGATCCCAAGTTTGATGGCCTTGTGTCTGTATTCAAGCAACCTCAGACTGGTGTTAATGAAACGCTTAACTTTGCCAACGAATATGCAGGCAGAACGAACTATCTTTATGAGCAAATAGCCTATGTATTTATAGTTTTCAAATATGATCAAGAAGTGTTTGCTGGTGTGCCGAATGTTACGGCTATCGTTAAGGGTAAGGACACCATCTACGACCCGCGCACTGGGCAGAGTGGTTACACGGATAATGCAGCTTTGTGTATGCTCGACTTCTTGCGTACTGAGCGCAAACTATCCGACGACTTAATTGACATGGACTCTTGGGCTAATGCCGCTGATATCTGTGACGAACAAGTCGCAGCCGCTAACGGCGGGACTGAGCCACGCTTTACGCTTAACGGTACGTTAATCCGCAACGGTTCTAAGCTCCAAGCACTGACTAAAATGGCGGTGAATTCTGGCATCTATCCAGCTCGAGAAGAGGGTATATATAAAGCTGTGCCGCTTGTTTATACTGCGCCCGCAGTTGATGCCATTGTCGACGAGACAGATATTATTGGCGACATCCAGATAACAACTGGCAACGGCAAGCAAGATAAAATTAACACTATTGTCGGCACCTATATCGACGCCGCCACTAATTACGAGCAAGTCGAATATCCATCTATTCAAACGCCAAATTACGAGACAGAAGACCGCGAAGTCTTGCAGCAATCGGTTGACTACCAGCTAGTTAATAGTGGAACGCAGTGCCGCCGGTTATCGAAAATAGCATTAGAGCAATCACGTCGAGGGATCACTGTTTCATTTAACGGCCGTTACCGCTTATTACAGTATCCGGTTGGCAGCAGGATTAAGCTAAATTATTCAGCGTTCGGATGGACTGAGAAAATATTCAGAGTGGTTAGCCGTACTGTAAGCCCCCAGTCTGGCGTTAATGTCATCCTGAAAGAAGATGATCCAGCCATCTATTCATGGGAAGAAGGTGACGCACTGGCAACAGTTGTGCCGCCATTCTTAAACTTGCCTAATCCTAATGTAGTGGGCGCGCCTTTTGACCTAGCGGTCGCTGAGGCGTTATATCAAGCTAATACACAGGCAGCCGTAAAAGTTCGAGCCGCTTTTACTTGGTCAGCTAATGACGCATCTATCCGCCATTATGAATTAGAAGGCTCGTATCAGGGCGGGCCATATCGGGCCTTGAGTTCGTTTATAGCTGGCAATGAATTCAAGTTTGATGACTTGCAAGTAGGATCTTGGGTGTTTCGTGTTCGTGGTGTTAATAGTATCGGTGTTAAGTCGCCTTATGCTGTGCTTGCCTATAACATGCTAGGCAAAACCGAACCGCCTAGTGATGTGACAGGCTTTAAAGGAACTGTGCGCCCATTCGGTATTGAGATCAGCTGGGATGAAGTACCCGATTTAGATATTGATTTATATGAAATTCGTTTAGGCTTAAGTTGGGATACCGGTACAGTATTGCAGCGTATGTCTGCCTTAAATTGGTCATGGGAAACCCGCCCGACTGGTACAGAGCGCTTGTTTATTAAAGCCATAGATACCAGTGGTAACTATTCACAGAACGCCAGTGAGGCACAGATTGTAATTCTTGCACCTAAAGCGCCTTCGCCAGTTAGTGCCACTGTTATTGATAACAACGTAGCACTTCGCTGGGTTGATTCAACTAGCTCATTCAGTATTGCCAAGTATGAAGTTCGCAAAGGGGCTACTTTCGAGTCCAGTGCTTTGCTTTACGAGGTAACTGGTACAGGCAAGCAAGTGCAAGAAGTTGCCAAGGGAACTTATACCTATTGGGTGCGCGGTATCGACATTAAAGGCAATGCTGGCCCTGCTGCCGGTGCTACTGCAAACGTAGACCAGCCGCCTGATTTTGTATTGCAATCCGATGCCAATCTGGACTTAACGACTGCCACAGTTGTCAATATGGCCGATACTATTAGCGCTGGCGTTACGATCGATAATGACACCATAACGATTGATAGCGATGCTATAACCATTGACAGCGATGTCATGAGCGTGTGGGTTGGCCCTTGCAACACTACTGAGACTTGGGCTGAGCATTTCGAGAAATTGCCGGGCTATGTTTTGCCGACAACTATCGACAACGACACAATCACAATAGATAACGATACGTTATTGATTGATACCGATTATCAATCTATCCAGCAGCTACAGATTAACAATGGCTTTAATAGCTACTTACAACCAACGCCTGCCAGTGCAAGCTTGGAAGTGGTAGAAGATTATCAGGGTATTCTGGCTCTTTCTCGAATTCAAGTCACACCAGATGTCGAAATATTATCAGGCGCACCAACTGCGACTTATACGACCAGTTATTCAGCTGATGGCATTACTTACACAGATGTAGCAGGCACCGAGGCGGTAGGTATTAATTTCCGCTATGTGAAAGTAAGGGTTGACATTACAAGCACATCTGAGCTTGATCTTCTGCGGATAAACTATCTACGTGTTAGACTTGACGTTAAATTAAAGACTGATGCAGGGCGTGTTGTTGTGTCGTCAACAGGTGGCACACCAGTGACGTTTAACGTGCCATTTGTGGATATTCAGTCAATCACCGTTGCAGCC